ACGCCTGTGCTGCTGATTCGGCAGCTCCAAGAGTTTCATAAACTGTATCATCATCTCCTAACCCAGACAGCGCAAGTGCGTATGCTTCTTCGTAAGTTTTGGCATCACAGCCGCATGTTTCGTCTGTGCAATACGTGTACCAACTTGTCGCAGGCGTGCAGCTGTAGCCTGCGACGGTATAAGAGATATAGCTCGCGCACCATCTATAACGAACGTCGCCCCAAACCTCTTGATCCCAGGTCTGAGGATTACAACACGCACAGTTTTCTACTTCATAATGCGGCATTAGCTACCCTCTTCCGGCTCGACCTTAGCGACCCAGATCATCTTTGTGTCGTATGTCAATGTACCGTCCTCCGCACACTCAATTTCAGGGATTACGACCTCTAGCCGCTCGACCGGGCCAAACGGGAATCGTATCAGACACCAGCACGTTCCGCTCGATGCCGATTTATAGATTATCTCCGCACTTGCTTTTTCGCCTGCGTCCTCAAGCGATGTCCCGGTTAGGTTATCAATTGTATTGTTTGTGGAATACGCCCACTCGTCGTCGGCGCTTTGTATATCAATCTGCACCTGTGCAATTCCGGCCGCAATCGCGCGGCCGGTCATCGTTGCCGGTATCGGTTCGAGCGCAACACACCAGGGGGCATCGTCGCTGTTAGGTTTCAACCCAGAAACAAAAATCCGTTCCTGAAACGTTCCGAGCTCAGTGCTGTCTGTCGGGTCCGGCACGCTTTCGCCGATTCTAATTATCCCGCCAAAAGGGATGTTTTCGCCGGTGTTGTTATGCACCCATATCGTGCTGGTTTGATCGATTTGCCGCGGAGGTATAACAGGTATAGCACGGTGCGTTTTTCGTGCAGCTCTGGCCGCATCGATAAACGCGTTGTAATCTTCGGCCGGTATCTGTATTTTTTGACCGCGCGAAACGTAATTTAATGCCATGTGTTAATCCCTCCATCAAAACATTATATGCAAGTTTTGAGGTTTGTCAAACTTAACTACCTGTGTCATTTTGTGCGAGCGTGTCGGCGATTGTTGGACTCGATCCAGACGGCAAAACCTTATTATGCGCGTCGCGAAAATACGTCTGGAAAACACCGTCATCTGAAACCTCAGACTCGTCGATTATGAAATAATCACCAACTGCGTACGACGCAGACCCGCCCTCGGTTATCGTAAACGTGTAGCCCAGTAAATCATCCTCGGTCGGAAACGCAACATCCGTTTCAGCCCGCTCCGCAAGCTGGCCGCGTTTTGTGCTTGACACGCTCCACAGATCGGAGCCTAGATATTCAACGCGAACCACGTCGCGGTCTAGCAGCATTTGAGTCGCGGTCAAACTCGCCAGAGAAACATCAGTACCCGTAAAGGTTGACGATCCTGCGGTCACGTCGTTTTCCTGGATAGTTTCGCTGTCGGTTGTCATCTGATCGGACAGCCACTCAAAACAATCATCAAACGTCTGGTACGTGCATTCGACATCGGTTTCAAGCGGCATTTGATCGATAAAATATCTTTGCATCAAAGATTTTACGGATGACTTGATTCCCGTCCGGTCCTTGATATTGCTTGAATTGTAAAGGTTGACCAGTTGGCCAATTTTTTTAAAAATTGATCCTTCATAATCTATTGCCATTTTTTAATTCCTTAAAACGTAACAAGCGGCAGAAATTCTTTCCGCTCATAAATTTTTTCAACGTACCTGGCTATCGGTGTCGCTGAGGGCTGGTTGCCGGATTTTATTGTGCCTGCTTTGTACCAGGCGTAGTCATGTCCATCGATTACTGCCTCTGGAAAAATCGTCTCGCCGCCATTTGTTACAACAGCTGGCACGGTTTCGTTGACGCGAACAACGAACGAAAAGGTTACATCGGTTGTTCCGTCGCCCTTCGGGTTTTCGTTAACACCATTTAGCAATAATTCACCGGGTTCAAAACCAAACAGCTCATCATTATTAACTGTTCCAAAATACTCAAACCACTCATGCCGTCTCGCCGAATTTATCGACGCGCTCGACACGTTCCGGACATATTCAATCTGCCCGACCGGAAGCGGAATATCGACCCCCTCGACCGTGCCATCAGGTTGCACGTTTATCGCGCCGTAATGATCAACCACCGCGGGGATGGTGTGATCCGGTGGATTGTGTAACGCTTTCTCTTTGCTTAACGTTTCGCGTGACTGTTTAATCCTAATGTTTTCAGCACCGATTGAAAAACGCGATTGAGTTAAATTGCTTTGACCGCTCCCGCTGGCCCCGGACCCGCCGGAGTTTTTATACGTAACGTCGGCATAAGCCACACCTGCCTCTGGCGCGCCCATGCGGATCGATGCACGCTGCGTTGTATATCCCTCCGGGTTGTTAACGCTAGACGGCGATGTCGAGGCAACCAATAAAAAAGCATCTTCTTCTGTCGATCCGGTTTCGCCGTCGACACCCTGCACAATATACATATACGTGCATGAGTATTCGCCCTGTTCGTTAACCCATTCGCGCGACCCGCTGCGTTCGTCAATCGTTAGCGCCATTTTTTAAACCCTCAAATAAAAGCAAAACTTCCGGCGCGCTCCATAAGCACTTGTATTTTCTCTGTCGCTTTCGCCGTTCGTTCGTTTACGTCAATTAGTTTTTTCTGTATTCCAGTTTGAGCCGAAATGCCCCGCTGACTGAATCCTCCAACGGATGCACCGTGGGAAATTTCCTGATATTTGGCAGCCGAGTTTTCAATGGTATATTCACCGTCGTTAGATTCTTTGTTTTTTTCTTTTTCTGCTTCCCTGTTTTTCTTGAGTCGTTTTCTTGTTTCCTCAAGCGCATTTTTTTCTGCTTTCAGTTCTTCCTCAAGTGCCTTGATTCTTTCGCGCGCGGCATCAGCTGCATCCATCGCGTCTTTTTCGCGCTGCTTGCGCAACTCTTTAAATTTTTCCTCAATTTCAAAAGTTCCGACAGCCCCAAAATCAATATCCAGATCAAGCATATCGGCAAGTTTTTGCAATCGTGATAAAAAGCTGTCGATACCTTTGTAGAGTATCTCTAACATTCCGTGCCAAATATCCATTACAAAATTAACAACTTGCAACCAAACAGCTTTAAAACTTTCTGCAAACGAAACCCACCGCATTTCAATTTCAGTTAATGCGATAGTTGCAACGGATTTCATCAGCTCAAAAGCCCCGCCGAAGTTGCCCTGTTGCAAAAGATTTTTAAACTCCACGATAAGCGGTTTGATTTTTTTGAACATATCGCCGAGCCCTGACAACCCGCCGATTGCTGAACTAATGCCGGCCATCAAATCATCTTTAAATGCGTACGCAAGAAATCCAAGCGCCCCGGTTAGTATCGTCACAGGTGATGTCAAAATAGCAACGGTTAGTGCAAGCAATTTAAACGCACCGAGTGCAACAAGCGCCGCTGATCCGAGTGCAACAAGCGCGCCCCCAATGGCAACAAGGCCAACGCTAACAAACGCCAGTGACCGCACCAGTTTCCCGTTAGCCTTAATCCACTCAACAAATATTGCAACGGACGGCTTGATAATCGAAATCATTTCTTTCATCACCGGCGCAAGCTGTTGGCCGATTTCGACCGAAAGAATAACGACCGATTGATAAACCCTGTCGAAAGCTTTTGACATTGTTTTGTTGGCAATGTCAAACGCTCTGTTAGCCTCGCCTGTTTTGTTTTGCATCTCAGCCAGGGCTTCCTGTAACCCCTCAAGGTTTTGAATCGCAGGCAACACGCCACGCAGGGCTCTGATATTGGGAAAAATCTTAGAAATCATTTCCGGGTCAAGAGATGATATCTTTTTCATCACCCCGACAAAACCGATACTTTTTAATGTTGCTGTATTTAGCTCAAGCCCGACTGATTTAGCTGCGGCCGCAGCCTCTGCTGTTGGGTTAAGAAAACTTTTCAAAATATTGTTCATCGCCACAACAGCGGTTTCTGATTTAACACCGGCACGCGTAATCGTTGCCAACCCGGCGCCGAGTTCATCAAGCGACAATCCCGAGATTGCCGCCGTGCTGGCCACCATGCCAATCGATTGCGCCAGGTCCTGATAATTCGTTTTCCCAAGCACAACTGTTTTTTGTAAAAAATCGGTTACCATCGCCGCGTTATCAGCAGCCAAACCATACGCATTTAAAATTGTAGTTGTTGCATCAGTTGCGGTTTTCACGTCTGTCATTCCGCCTGCCGCTGCCTTCGTGGTTGCTGCCAAAACGGCCAGCGCTTTTTCCGGTGGTATCGATGCCGATAAAATATCGTATAAGCCGAGCGATAAAATCTCTGTTGAAACGCCAAACTCGATAGCCATTTGTTTTATTGATTTGTTAAAATTGTCCATGTGCTTTTCTGGTTCGCGCAACATGGTTGCAACGTTGGCCATTTGCTTTTCAAACGATGCAAAATTACGCCCCGACAAAACAAAGGGCGCGGACATAACCGCGCCGAATTTCATCATTTCAAAACCCGCCGTTTTTAGTCCGCTTGCGACAGCGAGTCCAATATCTTTCACGCTGGACGCAAAGGTTTTTATATTTTCGGTTGCACGTTTAAGCGCACCTTGCAACCCTTTGATATCTGCACCGATAATAACTTTTGCTTTTCCGGCTATTGTGCTCATCCGAGAAATTCCTTTTTCATTATGTCAATATTTTCCGGAGTCATTTCAATCGCGGCGATATTTTTATCAAAAAACGGATTATGATTTTTATAATCAGCCTTTTTTCCAAACGCTGCATTAATCATAAAACTGATTTGCGCTGTCCGCTCCCATTCAGAACGCAACCGGCCGACAGCCATATCAAGCACCTCGCGAAACGTTAAATCTAACGGCGAAACTCCGACGATCCCGGCAAGCGAAAAAATCAGCTCCCAAATTCCAGAGTCTTGATTTTTTCCTCGATCAATTCCAGGCTTTTGTCCTGATGCGCCGCGGCCTTGTCGATTAAGGCTCTTAATACTGTTGCCTGCCGGGTCGGGGAAAAATTTACGAGTGCCTCCATCAGGGCTGCCTGTGCAGCCTCGACCGTTTCGCCGTTAAAAGCATCTAAAAAATCATCTTCCGAAACGTCTTTTTTTTCAGCGTCGCTCAAAATATAAAAAACTCCGAGCAACTGATACGGATCGCTTTCAATTTCGCTCTGTGATTTTTCGTCCGTGAAAAAATTTAAAAGATCGATTTTCAATTCGTTTTTTATCTGCCGCGCTTTTCGCACGTTGATAAAGAGGGGCCATTCGCGGCCCCTCGTGTCTGTGAACGTTGCTTTGTGTTCATTCATTACGTTACCCTCCATTTTTTAATTACGATGCAACCACGTACCATTCCTGACGACTCGATGAGCTCAGTGTCACGCTGTGCGTAATCACACCCTCAAGGTCCTCCGTTCGCGAAAAATCAGTAACCGTGAAATTTGCGGCAGGTCCCTGATTTCCGGCTGTAGCTTCTGAGCCGGTCAAGGCCATAAACGCGATTTCCGTGCCATTGACATACGCATTTTTTACGGCCGTCAACATCGCGTCGTCATCTTTGTAAACCATCTCAAAAGACAGCTCCATTTCGCGGATCGTTCCAACGTTTGCACGCCATCCAGAATTTGCCCTGGTTGTTGCGTCAGCGGTCGCACGCGAAAGATTCACGTTAACCGAGCGAACGTTTGTCGCTTCGGTCCAGGAGAGATCATCGGCGCTATTAACCGCTGTCAGCAACGACGAGCTGTAGTACATTTTTCCATTCATGCCTAAAACAAAATCAGCCATTTTAAAATCCTTTCAGAATGAGTTGACCCGGCCGGGGCCAACCAATTTAAAAAACCCTGTCAATTTGTTGCTTTTCTTTGCAATGTTTAACGCCGCCGATGCATACGGGCGCGGCTTTATTCGCACCGTTCGCATTCGTGTTTTTAACCCGGCATTGCGTCTACGGCTGCGCAAGTCGGCGCGTTGCCAGCGGCCATATTTGTAAACCTCAAGAATTTTTATTGACCCACCAAACTCTAAAACATCCGGGATTGGCCCACTCACTGGCTTGCCGTCGCCCTTAAAAAATATTTGGTTAAGTTTGCGCGGCCCGATTTCAACTCCACCAGAATGAACATTATAAACAATGTTTCGCAATCGATCAGTATGAGCTTTCGGGGGGCTGCCTGGCGTGCTTGGTTTTTTCCCCTTTCGGATCAGCCGCCTCATTGTTACGCGAACAAATCCACCAATACGGTGATATGCCCTGCGTTTTTGTTTTTTAACTTTTGTTAAAATTTTGTCAGGTAAGATTAAAATGTTTTTTATGTTTTTTATTTTAATGCTTATCATACCGACCTCCGGTATGCAAACGTTAAGCGCATCACGGAGATGAATCTATTATCTTCGCGTAGTGTTTCCTGATCGTAAATCGGATCAATAGTAATCGCCGTGCAATGATATTTGTCATCCAAAACAATCCGCATAAAATGCCCGTGAATTTCGTCAATCAAATCCATCAGAGCATCAGTCTCGGTCTTTGTGACATCAGACTGTGTTATGCAAACGTCGATAATAATATCATTTTGATCTGCCTGCCTGCTGGTCGGAGTAATCGTTTCGGCGTTCGGAGTGATGAAAACAAATAAATCTCTAATTTCTTCGAGTTTTTTAAACGCTAAATAATCACGCTCGGCCGTAAATGTTTGCGTCCACGTTGTGTTGTTTAGTTCATCTTTCACGGCTTCGGCAAGCTCAATCACGGGGCCGCCCGTTACGCCGTCCGTTGCCCATGCGCTCGCCACACTCGACGGCAAACTGTAAACCGATCCCGATGCCGATATGCCGATAAAATCGTAATAGCTTCCCTGCGTCAGGCCGGTCACCTGAATTGTGCCATCTCCCGACCTATTGCCAGCCGCTGTCCAGGCTGATGCCGTGCGGAGTTTGTAATAAAGATAATTCGTCACGCCAGTATCGGACGCGCTGAATGTAACTGTAATGCTTGTTCCTGTTTCATCGTCTGATGCTGTTACTGTCGGTGCGTCTGGCGTAGCACCGTAAGGATTTGTTTCGCTCGACGTAACAGATAAACTCGTAAACGATGCCGCGGATGATCCCGTGCAATCGTTAAAAATTACTTTAACCTGATAAGCGTAAACGGGCGTAGTATATTGAAGCAAAATTAACTCGGACGCGGTCATGGCCGCCCAATAATCGCTCCATACCCCGTCGGTTTCTTGCACGCGAATTTGATATTTTACGCTTCCCGTTGCGGTTGCGCTAATTGTCGAAAAATCTAAATACTTCGCAGTTGCACCAAAATCAACGGCGTCAAACAAGATTGATTTGTTCGCGCCATACCAGTCGCAAAGCGTCCCGTCGAATTTGTAAATTTTTACGTTTACATCATTCCCGCCGGTTTCGAATGCAAGGAAACCGACCGCATTGATAAAACAAGGACCAAGGCTTGCAACTGTGCATGTTCGATGAACGTTCGTGTCGGCTGTTCTGTCCGCCGCGCTCGTGTACCATTTTTGAGTGACGCTGTCCGCGCCGAAGGTGATGCGAATATAATATTTTGTGTCGACCGAAATCGATGAGCCGGAATTTGAACTTGTGAAATAATCACCCGTGGCATCCTTGCCGCGCATGTCAGGGTTTGCTCCGTACATCCGATGCACCGGGTGTATCTTATCATTATCACAAAAACCCCACGGCACAACACCCAGGCGGCTTATTGTCTGCGTGCTGTCCTGCTCGACATCGATATCAAGATAAAGCCCGTTTGCGGTCTGTGCCGTGTCAGAACCGAATGACAACGGGGCCTCAAGTTGTCTAATTAAGCCCCAATAAGACCCCCCGCCGGATCCGTCGACAAAACAATTAACCTTGCCCGTCCCGTCGCTCGGGCCGTCACTTGCCGTAGGCTGATATGAGTTCTGCCAGTAAACCCGTTTAAACCACCAATCAGATTTTTTCGTATCGATGGTCGTCGGGATAAGCGTTGAAAAATTATCACCGACCTCGCCAAGATGGATTGTCTCAACAGCCGCGCCGCTAAGCTTCAAAAACTCGCTATCGGTAATTGTTGCATCTGTCGCTGCAAAATTATGAACAGTCATGCAAGCTCCAATCCGATAAACTTGATTTTTTCGCCAGCGGCCAAAGTTTTGCTTCCAACCTCAAAAACAATCGTAGCGTTATCCACATCCTGAACAACAATCGAACGTGTAGCTGAATCGTTAATCGTCCATCGCCCACGGGGATTTAATTCAGGTTCATCCAGAAACAATGTCAGATACCGCCCGTCTGCGTCAAAAGCAATCCAACCATCAGGATTTATCGGTATAATCAATTTATCGCTCCGAAATTAACTTGCTGCCAAGATAAACAAAATGTTTACCGTTGCTGCTTCGCAAAACTTCACCCGCGCTCAAATCGCCAGACGTTGCAAAACTTGAAGCTGTAACCCAACCGCCTTTATTATCACTTGTATCAACTCCACGCATCTGGATTTTGAGGGTGGTACCTTCTGCAAGTCCGAGTTCCGAGATGTCAAGGTTAACAACCTCACCATAAACGGTTGCCGTTTTCGTATTATTCTGATTTAAAAATTTAGCAATATTGTCAGAGTTGTATGCTTCGGCCAATGTAAATTTATGATTAGTAGAGTCCCAATTCACATACTTGTAAGTTGAGCCACCATCAGTTGAAACACGCATCTCATTGTGCGTTAAATCTGTTTCATCTTCGGCATCTTCGTAGCCGACAACGTACCAATCTTTTGTTGACGGAATAAACACGCGAAGATAATCAATGTCACTCGGAGCAGTTGTGTCGGCCGAATAATTTATCTCAACCGAGTCGATTGAAAAAGACGTGTCAGGAGACGGCGTAATATCGCCGTAAGCGACAATACCAATGCCGTACAAATCTTCATCTTCAAGCGCCTGAATTTCTGCTTCGGTGAAATGACTGCCGGAATTATTGTAAGCCGTGTAGCCACCGCCGGCTGTTTCTTTTTTACGTATATCAAACTTCGCGGTTCCCGTGCCTGTCGTGTTAACTGCAAAAGTATCATACTCAACCTTGCTTTGACTGACAAAATCTAAATCATCACAGGCCGCCTCTGAGTCCGCGTAAAAGTTAGAGTAATCACTATCTATATCATAAAGCTTAATTGTTTCTGTGTCGGTTTCACCCGTGTCGGCGACATTTCTCAGCCCCAACCGGTCGCACGTTACAGTGCCGTCTATCGCGGCAACTTCAATCGATAGCGTGCCAACGTCACCCGCGCCGCCTGCATCATGTAAAGCCTGGGAGCTATAGATTTCTGCGGTTAAGTCCGTACCATCATTTGCCACTATCACCCAGTATCTTGTATTTGCCGACGGGCTACCGCCGGAATCAAGGTCTGATGTGCCGGCGCTGTCTTTTACCTGCAACACAAAGGCTATTTCTGCATTTTGATTAAACGTAATTTTGTCGTCACCTGATGAGCCGAAAAGCCCAATGCGCGCTTCATTGCCGTCGGCTGCGGTCTGAAAAGAAAAATCAAACAGCGTGCCTGTGGTGCTTTTTAAAATGTTCTGCGTTGTCGGGCGTTCGTACTTGAAAATTTTCGTATCGGAGTTTTCACGTTTTACCGTGTAATTCGCGACCCCGCCTGAAAACGTAACGGCAGACGTTGCGCCGCCGTCAAGTGACATCGTCCAGCCGGATTTTGTTTCGCCGTCCGCATCTGGCATGTTTGCGGCGCTAAATCCGTCACTGGCACCAGGCAAATTTCCTTGATGTCTCGTTATGATTGCATCATCGAGATATGTGGTTTCGGCATCAGCCGATCCGAAATCTGCCGTTGCTGTCCATGTTTTTTTAGCCATTTGATCAAGTCCTCAATTTCTGCAACATCGCAAAACTTCCAAATCAGGAGTAATTGCATTATACTCGGGCGAACCAGTAATATCATTCGGCGTACTTGCCCAACAAGCCACGCCATCAACCGGGTCAACGTCAGCCACAAAAATATCAGCCTCGCTAACAAGCCGCGAACAAATAACCGGCTCGGTGTGATTCGGTTCCTCATCATCAGGCACCCAGCCGAAGGGCAACCTTGCCGCTAAACGCGCAATCGTGCCTTTTGAATACTCGCGCACCCCGATCATCGGAAACAAAAATTTTTCAGCCTGCCGCTCAATGGTCCGCCAGCTTTCGGGCGATTGCTCAAGCGCGTCGAGCCGGAAAACCGCAACCGATTTATATTTTTTCAGCCAGCTTGACAGCGGCATAATCCGCACAACCGGCGGGTCTGCATCAACCACCCAGGTGCGCCCGCCGAATTTTAAAATCTTGCCGACGTGCGAAAACTCGCCAGGCGAAAAAAACGTAATCGCCCGGCCAAGCCAATCTCTCGGCCTCGCAGCTACCGTGTCCATCGGTCTGAGTTCAACGTTGTATTTCATCTTTTTCTCTTAACCGCCTTTTCAATTTTGTCCGCAATTTCATTTATTTTTTTGGACTCAATCCCCTGCGTTTTTGCGTACGCCGTGCCGGCCTTTCTGATAAACGGCCAGGCCGCTCCCATCAGGCCAATCAAACCAGCCAGTCCGCCAAGCCCGAGCGGAAAACTTTCATCCGATTCGGGGGCCCCGGCATCCGTTGACCCGGTTAACGCGCCTGTATCAATTTCCTCATGCACCAAGATTAAATCAATTTTTTTCTCGACACCGTCAATTTTTCCGACAACTTCGCCATGCCTCTCACTGGCAAAATATTGACCAGCGCCAAACGTCGCGGCGTTTCCGACAAACGGCAGAGCCTCGCACCCCGTCAAACAAACCAGCATTACGAAAAATATTTTCTTCATCGCTTTTGACACTCCTGCCGCCTTTTGTCACACTCAGCCTTTGTCGTGGTCTCGGTTGTTATTCGCAACAGCCACTCGTTGAAATCCTTCCGGAAATCTTTCAGCTCATTATAAATCGCATCAAACTTTCCCTCGGTCGATCTTGCAATCTCATCAACCCTCTTATCGATTGAATCCATGCGCTTGCAATGCTGATTCCACACTACACCAATCAGCACCGCGAATCCGCTAATAGTTGCTAGTGCTATCGTCACAATAATTTTAAAATCGATCATGTCGTAATTTCCTTGATTGTTATCCCGCCAAAGTTTATTGCATCTTGCATCGTTCGTTTTTCGCGCGGGATTTTCTGTAAAAACTTTTCGTAGCAATCATAGCTCATTACCACCGCTGGACACTGCAAAGAATTTCTCGGGTCATGTGCGATCCCCAAAAACTTCCCGTGCGTATCGAAAATCACGATAACCTCGGACACGGATTAACTCCCTGCCGTGTACGTGTACGTCCTGGCCCATGCGATTTTAGTTTTAGTCGTGTCAACCGTGCCGGAGCTGTTGGTATTCCACCAGTCAATCCATGCAACCTCGGTATCGTCTGCAGGCAAATCAGCGCGCGCCGATGCATCCCTATTTGTATCCTGCGTATACGCAACAACAGCCAGTAGCACGTCGCTGCTGTCATAATAATACGCCAGGTCATACGCCTTTGTGTTGTCATCATTTATCATTTATGTTACCTTTCGCGTGTTGACCCGGATTATTGTTTGAGCCGGATCTTCGTAACTGAAAAACCCTTCGCCAACAGGCGATATTTTGTATTCGTTCGATCCAATTTTTATGTAATCATCTTCTGTCGGCGTAATTGTCGTTTCGCTGATTATTAAATCAGCAGCCAACAATAAAAAATCATTCGCCTCGGCATGCACAATTACGCCGTATTCATTCGCCTCGACCGTCGATGGATCGGTTTTTATCGCTGTAACACTTACCGAGTTTTCGCCCCGGTAATAAGCAATAGTTTGACCGAAGGCCGCCGCCATCGACGGCCACATTGTTACCGCGGCGGCCTGGCCAAACATTGTCATTATGCATCCACCTTAAGCAGGTGTCCGAAGTATGCATCAAACAAAAGTTCATCAGCATACTGGCGGACGCGGAAAACGTCGCTTTCCGTCTGCTCTTCACGGTACTGATACACATCAAACGCGCCGGTGCCGTTAATTGGCGTCCACAAGAACGTGCGACCAAGTCCGCCGGTGTTCAGTGAGCCGGTGTTGCGCTTGAAAATCAGTGCGTAGTCATCAGTCCAAACGTCGGTGCCGCTGAAAGCGATTCCTTCGTTTGCGCTGTCGTACCGTTTGCCACCGACAAACAAATTCGTAAGACCGAAAATGTTTGCAAGGTTCTGACGGATCATCTGCTCAGTGATGAGCGGAGCGCCGGGGAAACGGTTTTTGATCCCGGTGTTGCCGAGAAGGTTGTTAAGCGTTGCGGCACCGATCAGAAATGAATCGGGCTGCATGCCGGTGTTCTGCCGGACTTTTTCTTTCGCGGCCAGAACATGCGCGATTGCATCGGACGCGGCCGCATCCCATGGCGCGCTGGAGACATCAGTGTAAAGCGAAGCGCCGGTGAACGTCGAGGTCGACCAAACCAGGTTTTTGACCCTGATTTCATGCTCCATGAGCAGCTTGTGCTGAATCGTTTCAACGGTTTCAACTTCCGCGTCAAAATCGCTGGCGTAGGTGGCGCGGTCGTCATCGGTAAGCGGGCTTTCAAGGCCGTAATCGAGACAGGTATAAGTCTTGTCTTCGGCTTCGATGCCAATCCGATTAAACGCTGCACCGTTCGCGTGTTTCGCGTCGGCACGTTTCAGGATTGATTCCCTTGTGATAACGGAAATCGTCGCGGCCTTTTTCGTTACCGGGCGGGCCGGCAGAATGTCAAGACCAATAAACCCGTCAAGCGCCGGGTTGTATTCACGGATCGCTTCACCGAGGTCGGCTCGTGGCGTTCCGTATGATGTGTAATTTACAGCCATTTTGGTTTCCTTTTTAAAAAGTTAATTAGCTTCCAATCGCTCCGGCGGTCGTGTGATCAAATACCGGTACGCACTCGATACGGGCACCGTCTGCCGATGCTGTTTCGAGATTAATTGCAATAACGTCGCCGTTACCTGAATTTTTAACCTTACCGTCATCATCAAGATACAGCGCACTGTTTTCAGCCGAAACTGCACCGCTGGCGGTGAGCTTGAAAGTTTTGCTCGGCGTGAACAATTCGATTGCAACGTGCTCATCTTCACTTGCAGCAGCCTTGGTTACGCCAAGGATGACATCATCATCATACTCATCAGCGTACACAACTGAATCACCGTCGGCGGATTCTAGCCGGACGATACGATTGATCGCGAGGTCTTCGCCCGCGAAAAAGGCTTTGATGCCTTCATTGTACTGACTCATTGGTTACTCCTTTTCTTTTTCAGTTTTCATCGCGTGCGCTTTCCGCATCGCGTCTTTGATTGAAATTTTTTCCTCGGCTGCAATCTTGCGGCCAAGTTCAACAATATTCATTGTCTGGTTTTCAGCCGGCGTTCCGTGCTCAACCGGGTCTGCCCCCTGGACGGCGTCGGCTTTTTCTTTTTCTTCGACTTTGATTTTTTCGGCTTCGGCCTGCTCGGCTTCGATCTTCGCCTGATCCTCGGCCGCTGCTTTTTCGGCCTCGGCTTTTTCGGCTTTCGCCTGTTCGAGTTCCGCTTTCATCGCGGCAACTTCGGCCTTTTCAAATTCAAGTTTTGCAACTTCAATTGAGTTGCCAGCCAGGAACTGCTCAAGAGCAAATTCCTTGTTTTCCGGGAACGCTTCCAGCATTGCATTGAGTTTATCCATCACCTCTTTTTTGCCTTCGTCTTTGGCCGCGGCAGTGAGTTCCGCCTTTTCCTGTTCCATCATTTTTTTACTCCTAATGGAAATTTTTTGAAAAATTTTATTTGCGTCGAAACTGTCGACCGCGTCAATAAGTTTTAATCCCTTCGCTTCACGCGCCAACCAGACACGTCCGGTTGAAACCACTTCAATTTCCTCTTTGTTCATTCCGCGCGATTTTGAAACAAACGCTTTGAACATTTTTGTGTAACCATCAATTAAGTCCTGCCACATATCTATGTGTTCAGGTGTTATTTCTGACCCTGTTACGCCCGCGCCTTTTAACGGGCCGCTCTTGATAACGTGAACCTTTACACCCATTTGATCAGCTGCTTTTGACCAGTCGGAAACAACAAGCATTGTCCCGATTGATCCGACCTCGGCGGTTTCATTCGCCTGGATTTCATGCGCTGCCGAAGCAATCCAATAAGCAGCACTCGCTCCGATGTCTTCAATATGTGCTACGATTTGTTTTTTATTTCGCGCGTATGCAAGCGCATTCTGTACGTACTCTTGACCGTTCACTGTTCCGCCAGGGCTTTCGATCTTCAGGATGATGCCCTGAACATTATCATCATTTGCCGCCTCGGTGATCTGTTCAGCAAGATCGATATATGATGTCGCCGCAATCCCATAAGCCTTAAACCATCGCGGCACGTTTTTAAGTAACGATCCGCGGACGTTAATCACCGCGTACTCGGATTTATTATCTACGGGCAGCGGTCGCTTGACCGCTGCTGCCGGTTCATCTTCAACATATTCGCCGACAATTTCTACAGTCTCGACCGCGTCCAAAAAACCTTTAAGTTTTTCGGACGGCATCGCCCAAACTTCATTTTGCATCGTGGCAATAAATTGTTTACCTATCTGCATTTTCGTCGTCCTCTTTCCCGCCATCGTTGGATTTATTTTCAGGCGCTACCGGTCGGGGAGCTGCTTTTTCTGGCTCCATTCCGCACAAGGTACGGTAATCCACCGCAACGCCGGTTTGCGATTCGATATCTTTTGCCTTTTCAATCGCGTCGATTATTTCCTGCACCCGGCCACTAACAACCTCCTCGCGATCACGATTAAGCGATTTGCAAACTTCCGAATGCGTCGCAAATCCGCGATCAATTTTTGCGCCGTAGGCTTCCGTTTCTTTCAGCACATCAATCCACGGGAAAGACGGCGCGATCCACTCTGACACCTCGACAATGTTATCAGTAAATTCGTTTGCCGGTAATTCGCGCGCTTTAACCCATTCGCGCACTTTCCATTCAAGCACGCGATTTAAGAATCCCTCTTCAATCAGTAATTGCCACCCAAGAAACGCCTGATATGCCTGCTCTAAAACAGCGCGGCTTTGACTGTAATTTGATTTTGTCCAGTCAAGTAAAATTATTTCAAGCGGCAAACCAAGAGGTAATCCTAGCAGCCGCAGAAACATTAAAAGACTTTCGGAAAAGTTTTGTCCCGGAATATTTCTGTCTATACCCCTGACTTCGTCGCCCGGTTCGCCATGGAATATAAGAGCGTAATCAAGCTCGGTAATTCGCGCCGCAGTATTGCCGTCTGTTGTGTCTTTAGACGTATCGCTCGCGCTTTCGAGGTACGCCTGTTCCGGGCCACCTTGCCGGGTAACGGCAACTGCGTATTTTGCCAGCATCTGCCAGGCAATCGCCTCGCTGTTACACACGTCATTAATCCTGTGCAACATCGGGAACGCGGACTGACACGGCGGTACGCCACGAATGCTTGAAGGCCTGTCAGGGTTTGCAATAAAACAAAACGCATCGGGCTTATACGATTTTGATTTTGTCGTTTCGAGTTGCCCGTAGCGGCCATAATTTGAAACGAAAAATCGTTTCGGCGCGCCGTACTCGTCTGTTTCGATTCCGTCTGCAAAAGTTTTATTTGTAATCTGTTCGGCCTCGATGTGTTGCACAAGGCCTTTAGATGTTAAAATCGCTCCGGTGTCGCCTGTTACAAGTATTTCTGCCATAACCTGGCGTTCAAGTTTGCGCCCGGAGAGTATATTTTTGATTTCAGGTTTTCGCCAAAACCTCCACCACAAGGCTTCAAGTTTT